AATATACTAATTTGACTTGGCCTAATACGTCATCTCGTATCTGTGTGCGGAATGGGTGGCTTGGGTTGTAGTCTATTACGTCTAGCATTTTAATCTCCTTGTTTTAATAAGCCGCCTATTCGGCGGTATATATGGTTTTTACAGTCTATAGTTCTAGGGATTGATATTCGTGGTTTGCATTAAACTCATTATCTCTTAGAGCATTCCAAATATTTCTGATGCAATCAATGGATTCTATTTCTGAAAAATATTCTTTAAAATCGTTTACCAGCGCCTCTTCATCATCCGAATCCATTTTGTCGAATTCAGACTCGAGAATTTCATCTATACGAAACATGAGTTCACCTGAGCCGCCTTCCACTGATAGGCTTAAAGAATTTGATGGATAATTATAATCGCCATAATCATAAGAAATTCCAGTTTGATAGTTTAAATGAAATGGACGCCCTTTGATTATTATCTGGTTATATATGTCAAAATTATGAAACATATATTCACCGTGTGTACTATTACCCCGTTTTTCAGATAAGTAATGTTCATATTCAAATTCGGTAACTTTAATATCTTTTGCAGTTATCATTGTAAATCTCCTTTTTATTTAAACAGCCGTTATTGACTGTATGAATACATAATATGTCATATCACAGATAATGTCAACACTTTATTTCAAATTATTTTAAATATTTTTACAAATTACATTGCATAGCAGTGAATTATGATTAAAATACTAGTAATTAGTAAATTATCAGGTTAAACAGATGATTGTTTGTAAGAAATGTAAGGGAAATGGGCAGATTTTAGGCATGGGCGGCATGTTTGATAAGTGCCTGCAATGCAGCGGGACAGGGAAATGTGCTGAGATTGTAGAGAGCGTTGCAGAGAAAATAATTGCTGATGAGATAGACAGCAAGTTTATTGAGTTAGACGCTAAGCCTGCTAAACCGTCCAAGAAATACAAATAATTAGTAAAAATATATCATTTAGGGATCATTTTATGGGAATGCCGAAGGGTCGATCAGGCAACCCCGCGGGGCGGCCTGTAGGGATACGTGATAAACGGCATCTCTATACAGATGTCAAACAATTATTGTTAGATAAGAATTTTGACCCCGCTGCTGCGCTCGTTGAATTAGCGCAGAACAGCGGTGATGAATCAATTAGATTGAAAGCCCTTGCCGAGCTGTCTAAAAAATATCTACCCGATTTAAAAGCAATCGAACACAAGACAGACGATACCCAGCACAAGGATTTGCTAGAATTACGCAAAAAGATGCTGGATATGCAGTCAAATCACATCAAAGAGTTCTAGTTTATGCTAATTATTGGTGAATTAACTATGCCGATAAATGATATTATCGGAATTATTCAACTTGTCGAAAATATCGGATGATTGAAATATGAGCATAACTAATCGTAAACAGCGTATTACAGCACTATATCTAATAGCGTTGCAGTTGCAGCGAGAGAATATGAGCAAAAAATGATCATAACGGGCGTTGAGCGTGACCCTGAGCTAGCACTACTCAAATCTAAAATGCTCGGCTCTCTGCTGTTCTTCATTCAAACATTCTATAAGCTACGCACGGGCCGTGAGTTCTCACTCAGTAGCCCTGTCTCACGAGAATCACATCACATCACTATATGCAGAGAGCTGACTAATGTTTTCTATCTGCGCACATTTAGACTGTTAATCAATGTGCCGCCTGGGCATTTTAAATCCACTCTATTACAGCATTTCGTAGCGTGGTCGTGGGCGCATTATCCCGACTGCCAGTTTTTGTATTTAAGTTACTCACATGACGAAGCAGCTAAGAACACAGGGGTTATCAAGACAATAGTGAATCTGCCGGAATTTAAGCAGTTTTTTGGTGTAGAAATTGATCACTCCTCTTCTGCTAAAGACGATTTCAAGACTAATCACGGGGGCACTATTAAAGCGTTCGGCTCAGGCGGTGCGGTAACAGGTAAAGACGCCGGATTCCCCAACTCTGATAGATTCTCGGGCGCGCTCATCATGGATGATATGCACAAACCCGATGAAGTTCACTCTGACACTATCAGAGAAGGGGTGATTAAGAACTACGGGGAAACAATAGCGCAGCGTCTGCGCGGGCCGAAAGTTGCACAGATATTTCTCGGACAACGGCTACATGAGCTGGACTTAGCGCAGCATTTCAAAGACGGCAATGATGGCTACGAATGGAATCAGGTAGTGTTAAAAGGTCTAGACGAACACGAGAACGCACTAGACGAGAACGTCAAGACTCGTCAAGAGCTAATCACTATGCGTGAGCGAAGACCGTATGTGTTCGCGTCTCAGTACCAGCAAGACCCGCAACCTGCGGGCGGTGCAATCTTCAAAGAATCATCGTTCGTTTATCTCGATGAAGAGCCGCGCATTCTCGCTACATTCATCACTGCTGACACAGCGGAAACAGACAAAAACTACAATGACCCGAGCGTGTTCTCGTTCTGGGGCCTGTATCGCATCAATGACACAGGCACACAGGAAATAGACGAATATGCACTGCACTGGATAGATTGCATACAAGATTGGTGGGAACCCAAAGACCTGCGTTCTAATTTTCTACAGTTCTACATGTCGTGCAATCGTCATCGTGTTAAGCCCCGATTTGCTGCAATAGAGAAGAAAAGCACTGGCGTAACGCTGTTGTCAGTACTCGAAGACGTGAGAGGGCTAGAGGTGCGGGGGATAGAGAGGACACGTGCCAGCGGCTCTAAAACAGCCCGATTTCTTGAGATACAAGAGGCAGTGAGCAAGAAGCTAATCTCATTCACAGAGGGCGCTAAACACGCTGATATGTGCATTAAACACTGTGCAAAGATCACTGCGAATGACACGCATGCACATGACGATATAGCCGACACACTCTATGACGCAGTCAAACTGGCTCTAATAGACAGACACGTAATAGCGCAGTTCGAAACAACTCAGCCAGATCTGATTGTGACTGAGCTGGCAGCAAATTTTAATCGTATACAACGCATGAGGCAGAACAGATGAGCAGGACTCAGAAAGAACTCAATGAGATTAAAGATCAAGTACGGGATTTTCGCTTGTACTTCAAAGATAACTATCAGATGTACAACGACATGCGTAAGTTCGTGTGGCAGACATCATTGTCTGAGACTGATATACAAGTTAATCGTGAGCTGGGCAAGCCCACGCTAGAGTTCCCTATTCTACCCGCGCATATAGCGCGTCAGAGGGGTGAATTCAGCATGCAAGAGCCGAGCCTTGAGGTAAGTACTGAGAACGACTACGAGTCCGTAGACATCAATCTAATGAAGTTTATTGAGGGCCATTTACGCGAGATTCTATTTGAGTCAAATAAAGACAACATGGCGTATAACGTGTTCACAGATCAGATGAGCGGCGGGTTCTCTGCAATCAAAGTGTATACAGATTACACGCATGAGCGCTCAATGGATCAGAATATCATGCTAAGGCGCTGCTATGACCCCACATTAACGGGATTTGATAAGTTAGCGCAGGAGTCGCATAAGGGCGATGGACGTCACTGTTTCGAGCTATTCCCGCGAAGGAAGGATGAGTTTGAAGCTGAATATGGCACGAAGTGGACTAAAGACATGAAGTTTACGCGTGATATTGAAGGGTTCAACTGGTCATATCGCTGCGGTAATGATGACATATTATTAATGGGAGATTTCTATAAAAAGGTAATTTCTTATGAAAAAATAGTAAAATTGTCTGATGATTCAGTAATGAATGAGGAAGAATACGAGGAGATGGTGGCGGCATGGAGTGATATCATTGCCCCGCCAATTCCTGTCAGTGGGCGTAAAGCGCAGGTAGTACGCATTGACCGTTTTGTGATTGTGGAAACTGGCATCATTGATAAAGAGCGCACAGACTATAAATATCTGCCAATCATATTCGTAGATGGCGACTCTCAAATGCTGCGGCACAGCACAATGGGTGATGCGTATCAGTTCTGCAAGCCCTATGTTTATCACGCTGTAGGCGCACAGAAGCTCAAGAACACGGCAGGCTCTACATGGGCTAATGAGCTAGAAAACCTGGTTCAGCACAAGTTCTGTGTTGCTAAAGAGGCTATCCCCGAGCAATACAAAGATGCATTTGTGAACGTTCAGAAAGCTTCTCTGTTAGTGTTTAATCAGTTCTACAATAATAACCCTGAGGTGCGCCTAGACCCTCCCCAGCCCGTCCCTCGCGTGCCTATGCCCCCTGAGGTGTCTAATGCGTTCAGTATGACGGACTCTATGGTGCAAACTATCCTGGGCAACTATGACGCATCACTAGGCATTAATAACAATCAGCTTAGCGGTAAGGCAATCAGCAATGCTGCTATGCAGTCTAACAACGCAGCTAGACCCTACATTGTTAGCTACATGAAAGCGCTCAACCAGGCGGCTAAGATATGCCTTGATCTAATGCCTAAGTACTATACAGGTAAGCGCGGCATCAAAGTCAAGGACATTTCTGGCAAGCAGCAATCCATGATGGTCAACGATGATACAAACCCTGAAAGCGTGAGCATGGATTTTGACCCTGACACGATTAATATCAAGGTCGAAGCAGGCGTTAGCTTCCAGATGCAGCAGCAGCAATCTTATGAGATGTTGGTACAATTAATGAAGGTTTCACCAATAATTGGTGAATTCATGGCGCAAGAACAGGGTCTTGAGGTGTTACTGGATAATGTAGACATCCGTGGTGTGGACGCTCTGAAGCAGGGCATACCCCCATTCATGCAGCAACAGAAGCAGAAACAGCAGCAGATGCAGCAAATGCAGATGCAGTTAAACCCTGAAGTGACCAAGCAGAAACAGCTGCAACTAGACGCTCAGAAGATGCAGTCCCAGGCGACTATTGACGCTGCTAAGATCAGTGTGCAGAAGCAAGAGGCCGACACTAAGCAAATTATGGCTATGGCACAGATCGGCCAACAAGCGGGTCAGCAAGAGATCGAGGCTGCCCGTGTTGATGCTGAGCAGGCCCGTACTTCAGTTGAGATGCTGAGCAGCTTAGCGGATATGGACCACAAGCACCGCATGGATATGCTGTCACTCCACCATGATAACGAGCATAAGAAGGAAGAACGTGAGATTAAGAAAACTGCTGCAAAAACTAATCGGCCAAAAGATCGGCCATAGAGTGTTGCCGGGCCAACAATTATTATTAGGCCCATCCAATGATAATTTGATCATGTTGGCCCATATTTATGGCCAATGGAAATATGAGACTGATAATCTAGCCCCTAACTGCTGCCCAGACGAACCCTATTATCATACTCACCAACTGGCAGATACACCTAAGTCAAGGCCATGTGAATGTGGTGGGGTTTTAACCTTTTTCAAGCAAATAGTTGGCCTTAGACTCGGTATGTATGCAGAAAAACACCCTACCTATAGAAATGAGTTTGTTTGCAATAAATGCAATTCAGAATGGAGGGAATTATTCGTTTTGAAACTGGAGGCATACAAGCAATGAAATCAAAAAAAGAGAAATCATATCCGCTCTGCGCAATTCCACATGTCTTAAGAAGGACGTGTGGCGTTGATTTTATGAGTGACCATGAAAGATACATAAATGCTGATTTAAGTGGCCTTTCTGGCAGCACAGTAAACTATGAATTGGCGGATAAGCCTATCAGGCGTCCTAATGCTGTTATATGGCTAAAAGATGCTATTAGGCGCTATCAAGAGGCGAGACCATGAAATCAAAAAGAAATCAGCGAATAAGGCAGCTGCTAAGCCGAAGAAGGAAGACTAAATGAAAGTAAACGAATTTAGAGGCTGGCACCGCAATATATATTTAAGAGACATTCATTTTGAATTTATCACTACCGAGGAATTGTTGACTCACCCGCTATTTGCTAGATGCCTACGTAGGGAGTCACCAGATCGCATTGAAATGGATTCGGATGGTACTTTAATGGCGACTTATGACAATAGCGACGATTTTAACCCTTTGGGACGAGTTTTATACCCTGAGCGGGTAGATATTCCCCCCTGGATAACACCAAGAGATGATGAATATTCTATCATTTCAAAATATTTATTCTTTATTCGTGAAAGAATGGTGGTTAATACTAAAAATATAGTAAAAAATTTAGAGGAAAGCATGACGTATCATCGCGCCAGAATTGCGAGCAAACAGATGGGAGAAACAAGTAATGATAATAAATAATGAAAATTACATTGCATTAGCCAATTATTGTCATATAATTTATTAATTATAGATACCTATATCTTAAATAGGGCAATGTATTAACTCAGTTATGAGGCGTGAATAACCGAAAACCTGTGCGTAACTCAGGGCATCAGCGTGACGGCGCAAATAGTCAAAGAGGTTGAGTATGGAAGAAGGTACATTTGTAGAAAGTCAAAGTACACCAGCAGTAGAGTCAGTTAGTAGCGCGCCGGCAGCGGAAGTTTCGGCCACCACTGAAAAGATGGTGCAAATGCCGCAGTCACGTCTTGATGAGATCATTAAGGCTAGGGTAGCTAAGGAAAGGGCTAAGTATGAACAGCCTGCACCTGCTAGTTCCATGGGCGGTATGCCTACTGCTAGCAATAACCCTGACGAAATTCGCAAGGTTGTATCGGAAATCATGTCAAGTGAGCGACAGGTTTACGAACAAAAGGCGAATGAAAGCCGTGCATTAGATGTCTTGAACACTTATGAGACAAAACTTAATGCAGGTAAGGCTAACTATGCTGATTTTGATGATGTTTATAAGCAATTGCCTCTCGCCGATATTCCCCACATCATTGGATTAGCCAGCACTGTCGATAATACCGCCGACGTCATGTATGACCTGGGCAATAACCCGCACAAGATTGGTAATTTAATGCAGCTAGCGCAATTAGACTTTACTGCCCAGCAAAACGGGCGTCAATCTAACCTGGCTAGACGGGAATTGATGCGATTAGCCGAGTCGTTAAAGACGAATCAGCAAGCAAAAGCCGCTAAACAAGCAAATGCCCCGTTATCCCAACTCCAACCATCCCCGACTGGAACGGATAGCGGCGAATTATCCTATAAAGACTTAAAGCGAATGTATCGCGGATAGTTAAAACGCCTCTCTCCGTTCAGAAAATCATGAATTGGAGAGATAAATGGCTTTACCGAATAACACCCTTCAGCAGGTGCAAACCTATCAGATGAGCAATCTGGCTTATCTGAGCAACTACGGCTGCTTTGTAAGCACTGCAAACACCAAATTTAAAGACTTTGAAAAGCTTGAGGCAAACTTAGGCTCTAGCGTCACCTTTGACAAGCCACCACGCTATGTCACCACTAATACCCTTGTCGCGCAGTGGCAGCCATCTACCCAGTTGGTTGAGACCCTTACTGTCAACCAAGCAATGACCGTGTCTTATGCGTTCAGCACACAACAATTCGTGTTTAACGTGCATGACTATATGGAAAAGTTTGGTAAGTCGGCAGTAGAAGAGTTTGCATCTGTTGTAGAACAGAATGTGGCTTTAAACTCGATTAGCGGCGTTGTAGACAATGACCCTGTATCTAATACCTATGGCTTAAAGAATAGCCGTAGCGGCCCTTTCCGCTTCTATGGTAACGGCACAACCGCTATTAATAGCTTCGGTCAATTAGCCCAAATTAACGCTAACTTCCGTAACTTTGGCGCGCCAAAAGGCCCATTGAAAGTTTACCTTCCTGACACTATTGCGCCTCAAATCGTGAACAGCGGTCTGCAACAGTTCACCATGACTCGAAACAACGAGATGGCGAATTCCTGGGAAGTCGGTAACTTCAACAAATCTGAATACTATGTTTCCAACTTACTGCCAATTCAGTATGCCGGAACCATTGGTAACGATAACACCACGCTAACCCTGGTCAGCACAAACGACCCCACAGGTGCGAATGTCACTCAGTTGACCTTCTCCGGTGCGGGTACGGATGCCGATGCGATTAAGTATGGTGATATGGCTCAGTTCCAAGATTCCGTATCTGGTCAGTCCAATATTCGGTTCTTAACCTGGATTGGTCATGCCACCTCCCGTCAGCCTGTGCAATTCCGTGCTACTGCGGATGCAGCTTCTAGCGGCGGTAACGTGACTGTGAATATCTATCCCGCTCTATGCTGGCAAGCAGGTAACGCTAACCAGAACCTAAGCCATGCTTTGGCTGCGGGTATGCAGGTTAAGTTCTTGCCTGACCATGCTGCGGGCTTAGTGATTGCAGGTGATGCCTTATTCATAGGAATGCCTGCTCTTCCTGACCAGTCGCCTTTCGAAACTTCTAACAAATATGATGAAGAAATGGGTATTTCCATTCGTCTGACATACGGAACGATTTTTGGTCAAAACCAGCAGGGCTTCATCAATGACGGTATTTGGGGTTCGTTCTTAGTCCCTGAGTATTCCATGCGTATTGCATTTCCGTTAACCCAATAATAGGAGCCGAATAAATGTTTGAACAAGTGGTTTTTCAACCGAATTTATATGTAGACAATTTGGCCATTACACGTACTGGTAATACTACATTGACCATTGGCACAGGTGCGTGCCGTGATCCTGATAACACCCAGGATATTAACGTGGCCGCCACCATCACCATTGACGCTTCCGTGAATGGTGTAAATGGTCTGGATACTGGCAGCTTAGCCAATAGCACTTGGTATCGTGTCTTTTTGATTGCTGACCCTCAGGGATTTAATCCTGTGAAAGGTCTTGTTTCCACCAGCGCCACCCCTGTCATGCCTGCGGGTTATGGCTTGTTAAAGCGTATTGGTTGGATGAAGACCAATGGCTCTGCACAATTCTTGGCTGTGTATATCAGCGGTAATTCCAAGCTGAAGTTCTATCAATGGGATGTGCCTATTTCGGTATTGGCTGGGGGTTCATCTACGAGCTTTCTTGCTGCCGCATTGTCTGGGGGTATGCCGCCTCAAGCGACCCCTGTATACCTGAATGCACTGTATACCCCTGCATTGGCTGCTAATACCGCCAGTGTGCGTCCTACAGGCTCTTCAGCGGCTGCCTTGAGCTGCCCTATTGAGTTCAAGGGACAGGTGAATACTGTGCCATTGAAGCAATCCATGATTAAGTTTTTGCCACAGTTAGCCACTGGTGCGCCATCACTTGATTACATTGTTACAGCCAGTGACACCTTGACACTGACCGTAGCAGGTTTCGAGGATTATATCTAAGTGTCCTATACAACAACGCAGTTAATCACACGTGCCTGGTATCTATCAGGCATCGTGTCCAGGGATTTACAGACAGTCAGCGGTTCTCAGCTGAGCGAAGGTTTATTCCTATTAAATGCGTTGTTGTCTACCAAGACAGCGAATCAACGACTTATTCCTTATTTCAATAAATATGAGTTTGACGCGGTTGAGGGACAGGAAAAGTACGAAATACCTAATCTGGTTGAAGCGGAATCTTTGACTTTCCACATCGGTGATGTGCGTTACCAAATGAAACCACAGACTCGGATTGATTACTTTGGGTCTGCGCGTGTGAATAACGTGCAATCCTTGATGTATTACTGGCATGTTGAGCGCACAAAAGATGGCGCTGATTTGTACATGTATTTTGTGCCAAATGCCAATTACCCCTGTGAGCTATGGGGCAAGTTCAGCTTAGAGTCAGTGGCTTTAGGTGAAGACTTATTAGACGTATATGCCATGTATTACCTGGAGTATCTCCGATACGCCCTGGCTGAGTACATGTGCCAAGAATATAACATCGACTTCCCTCTACGTAATGTACAGAAGTTGAACGAATTTGAGCAAGTAATCATTGATATAAGCCCAACCGATTACACCATGCAGAAGCTGTCTTCCCTACAAGTGGAGACAGGTTTTAACTGGGGTGATGTGAATATAGGCAGGGGCTGGCGTCCTCAATGAAGAAGACTAAATCGGGTTTAACTAAAGACTTGAATCTGGATATTGCGGGTTCTTCTACTTATGGGCGAGACCCTAAGATTCTGGCATGTCGCACTTATAACATGATTCTAAGTGACGAATGGTTTGTGGAGTATGGCGGCTTTAAGCGTGTTGTACAAAATGCCTTAGATAATGGAAGGGGTGTATTTACCAGCATCCCTGGCGGTTTCTTACTAATGGTGGTTTACAACACCGTTTATGCAGTCACCGTGACGTTTGACACCAATGGTGTGCCTTTTTACTTCAGCCGATTTATTGGTGAAATACAGACGTATTACGGCGATGTGTTCATTGATGAGAATAACGTAGGTGAGATTGCGATCTGTGACCAGCACCAGCTCTGGATTTATAACTACCGAACAGGGGCGTTTACACAAGCCAATCTCCCTGCGGGGATTGTTCCAGCTTATGTGGCGCAGCAAGACGGTCGCTTTATTGTGCCGGACAGCACCACTAATCGGGTATATCTGTCGGCAGTCGGTAATGGCCTGAATTACTTTTGGGGGGCGGATGGTAATGCGGTGGCATTAGCCATTCAAACAAAGCCAGACCGTGCTGTGGCAGCCGTAAGAGCGCCTGGTAAAGGTAACCTGCTATTAGTCATGGGCAGAACCGTGACAGAGCCATGGGTGGATGTCGGCGGGGCTTTATTGCCCTACCAGAAGAGTACATCCAGCAACATTGACTATGGCGTGCTGAGCGCGGCCACGATTGCCTGTTCGGACACCTTGTGCGTGTGGTTGGGGATTAATGAGAAGTCCGGCCCTGTGATCATTGCTTGTACAGGTGTATCGGCAGAAACCATCTCCACCGATGGAATTAACTACAAATTAGCCAAATTGGTAGAGCCACAGAAATCTTGTGGATTCTTTGTGAAGTTAGCAGGTCACTTGCTGTATCAGCTTACGTTTTACGGCGCTAAAGACAACATGAGCCTGATTTATGACTTCACTACGAAGAAATTCTTTGATGTCAGTGACCAGGAAATGAACTATCACCCGGCGAGAAGGGCGGCTTTTTATAACGATACTTACTTCTTCGTCAGCTTGAATGACGGAAATTTATACGAATTAAGCCCTTATTACACGGATTATGACTATGGGGACGGGAGGATTAAGGAGATACCACGAGTCAGGATATGCAGCAATGTGCGCATGCCAGACTCTTCTCGATTCATTGTTAACCGCCTGACGTTCACTATGGAGCAAGGCACGGACTACAGCTATCAGCAGCGCAGTAATGAGTATAAGCCGCGCCTAGCTTTGCGTAATTCCCGTGATGGCGGGGTGAGTTTTGGCAGTGATGCAAGCCGTGAATATAACGTGGCGGGTTTTCGGTTGAATCGATTTGATTTCTGGAACCAGGGCGCGGCGAATGACTATGTAGCGCAGTTTCGGTTTTACGGGCGCGGCCCCTGGAAGTGTTCAAACGGGATAGTGAGTATTTACCAATGAAGATACCAACATTTATGGGTGGCCAGGTAGCCAATGATGAAGGTCATTATACCGCTGACCAACAGTTTTATCATGACGTTTTAAACCAGCAATTACAGGAAAACCTGTCGGATGACGGGTTTGTGATTCCCAGCAGAACCACGGCAGACATTAACGCGATTGCCGCCAATAGTAATGAGAATGCCCGACCCGATGGGACTATCTGGTATGACTCTGATACGAGTCAGTGGAAAGGCAAGCAGAACGGGGTTGTTACAACCTTTACAACATCCTAGGAGCCTACTATGGCAACTAATCCAGCCAATGCGGCCATGCCGTATTTACAGCAAGTACCGGACACCATTACCCCGTATTACGACCCGTATATCAATGCAGGGCAAGACGCATTAGGGACATTGCAGGGTCAATATAACACCTTACTGACGAATCCCGCTTCCATTATGCAGTTGCTGGGCGGCAGTTATCAGCAGTCGCCTGGCTATCAATACGATTATAACCAGTCCCAGAATGCGGCCATGAATGCCGCCGCTGCGGGCGGGTATGTGGGTACGCCTGCCAATCAAAGTGAGGCTGCAAACGCAGCCTATGGCGTAAGCAATCAGGATTACTGGGACTATGTCAATCATGTCGAGAAGCTATATGGCATGGGATTAAGTGGCGAAGAGGGCCTGAATAAGATGGGCTATAACGCATCCGATTCTTTGGCGCAGGCACTGGGTCAGAATCTGAATAGCCAGGCAGGCTTAGCTTATGCAGGTCAGGCAAATAAGAATCAATCCGAGTCATCTTTTTGGGATGCCCTGATATCCGGTGGTACGGCGCTGGGAACAGCTGCCCTTAAGTATTCTCCAGAAATAGCCACTGCGGCTTTAATGCTATAGGAGTGATATATGCAACAAATAAGTCCTAGCGCTTGGCAAATAGATGATTACTCCATGTGGGGAAATTTAATGCCAGCTATTGCCCAAGGCATTAAGCTTGGCTCTATGCCGCAGCATCTGCAACAAGAAAGCCAGAAAGCAGCTTTACAGAACGCTTTGTCTAAGATTGCGCTTCAGTATGCGCCCCAAGATGCGCAGGCAGATTTAAATTATAAAAATGCTCAATCACAATATTTGCAAGGGCAAGCCGCCACTCAACAACAGAGTTTGGATAATCCTTTGTTAGGGCAGCCTGGGCCTGCGGGTCAGATTGGTGCGCTTGATTGGCTGATAAAGAACCCTCCGGCCAGCAGTTCGCAAGCGCCTCAGTTGCAGACATATAATGACATGGTTAAGTCCTTAAAGGACGCCATTTCTGCGCAAACCAATCAGCGCAATACCATGTCGGATTATTATGGCGCAAAAACAGATACATTAAGCTGGAATTCTCTTCCTGTTGATCAAAAGAAAAGTCTATTAGCCCAGGCCGGAGGTATGGGGATTGACCCGGTGGATGCACAAAGTCAATTCATTTCCGGTAAGACTATTGCTGATTTAGCTAAAGAGCGCGGCTTTGACCCAGGTAATTTACCCACCCCTGTATACCCCGCTACACAAACGGATATCACCCGGATTCACCAGCGCGGTTCTGCATTGCAAGAGATTAACGCCCTTGAGCAACGCTTAACAGGTGCTATGGCCCCCTATTCAAATAGATTCAATGGCTACTCCCCTAAGCAGATCGGTGAGGCATTGACCAATGAAAACCCAGACTCCCAAGCACAATTCTTAGCCGCACAAGCCTTAATGCCTGAATTAGCTGCTGCGCGAGTGAAGGCCCTTAATGGTCAGGTGGGTATTGAAGCCATCCGTGAAATTACCAACGCGTCAATGGGTAATATTAAAACATTCCAGTCATTAGTCAGGCCAGAGGTCTATACGCAGGCCAATAAGTATGTTGACCAATGGCTGAACGAGGCCGCAGGTAAGGCCAATTCTTATGGGTTACAAGTAGGTCAGTTACCTGGTCAAGGTAATCAGTCGCCAATGAATCCAGGCGTCACTCAAGCCATTTCTAATCAATTAAGTGGCGGTCAAGCTTCTTCACTTCAGATCGACCCAAAGCTTCTTACCCCAGAAAACTTGGAATATACCGCTAAGCGTAAAGGTATTTCTGTCGATCAGCTCAAGAAACGGTTGGGGATAAGCTAATGCCTGTTGATTTATTAGACCATCTCGAAAGCAATTCAGGTCAACCCGTTGACTTGCTAGATCATCTTGCCGAAAACAAACCTAATGGGAAAAAATCTGAACTTTTGTCCCATTTGGGAAATTATGGCAAAGAATCCGCTAATACTTTTTTACAGTCCGTTCTGGGCGCAGGGGATGCGGTTAATAACTTACCGCGTTCATTGGCAAATATGGTTTTGCCTAAATCTTTGCAAGCGCCTATGGCTCAAACGGGGAACCCACAAAATATTGGCTATCAGAGCGGTAAATTTCTTGGAGATATAGCCGGGTTTATGGGGGGTGGAGAGGCATTGGATAGCGCCCGAATTGCTTCTGAATCTATTCCTTATCTTGGGAAGTTAGCGCAAGGATTTTCTGGGGATACAGGTGCTTCTAATTTATTAAAGCAAATATCGGGAAGCGCTCTATATGGTGCTGCTGAGAATCCAGAAAATAGGACAAAGGGCGCATTAGAGAGCGGGGCTTTTGCTGGGGCCATTACCGGAGTTCCTACGGCGCTTAGTTCCCTTGAAGATAAAATATTATCCTCTTTAATGTCATCTTCTGGCAAAGATGTTGCGGCTAATGCTAGGGCTGCTGAAGGAACTAATACGCCGCTTGGTGATGTGGTTGGCTCACCCTCATTGAAGCGAATTTATGAAAACGTTTTAAGTAAAATTCCTTTTTCTGGTGTTGAGAAGCAGCAAACTGAAGCTGCTCAGAAAATAACCGACAAGGGAAATAACATATTAAATAAATATCTCCAGGGGACTCACCCTGATGAGCTTAATGAGAAGATAGGGGATGCTTTGACAAAAGCTGCTGAAGAACAGCGCAAGCAGAAAAATTTATTATATAAAGGCGTTGAAGATGCTGCCGACCAAATAGGTCTTAAACTAAAACTACCTTCATTTACAGAAGCGGCAAAAAAATATAGCAATATTATACAAGATCAAAGTTTTCTGAAATTTGAGCCAGACTCAAAGGCTCTTTTGAATAGATTAGCAAATTATGAATCTACTGGCAAAGAAGTTGAAAGTTCCATATTGGATCAAAGCGGAAAGCCTTTTATTGAAAAACAATATCCAACTCTTAAAGAGTCTAATATTTTAGCAGGGTTACTGGGTCATAAAGCAAAAGAATATGGCGCTTCTCCATTGCCTGAAAACAGAAATATGGCATCCATATTTAAGGATTTAAACCGATCATTAAAGTCAGATATTAAGCAAGAAATTGCCGCGAGTGGTGACCCAGAGCTAAAGGATAAATTCCTCGCCGCAGAAAATAATTATAAAGAAAACTTCTCAGGATTTTTGGATAAGGATATTTATAAGTTCACCAATGGCGATAAAAGTGTCGATGATCTCATTTCCAGCTTTATAAAAACTGGTTCAACCACTGACAAGGCCGAGCAGATTGACAAGCTCATGGAGAAACTCCCTAAGAATGATCAAGATCTTGTTAAGGCGGCTTATCTTTCTCGCGCTCTTAAAGGTTCCGAAGATAATCGATCGATTGACCCACGCGCCTTAAGAAACCTATGGAACGATAATAAGCTTGGTCAAAATCAGAAAAAATCTTTGTTTAACAATAAAGCTGAACGTGAGCAATTGGATGACTATTCAAATTTAGTTCGGATGAACTCTGATGCTTTAGACCGTATGTTTAATCCAAAAACTGGGCAGAGGAATTTAGAATTAATGGCCGCTGCCCTGGCAGGACATTTTGGCGGCATTGCTACGCTTGGAACCCTCCCTGCGATTGCCAATATTTCCGCAAAAAAACTTACTTCTCCTGAGCTAAGATCAAGAATTGTTAGTGGTAAAAAATCTCCGCCACCCGGTGCCAAAACAAATCTATTAAACGCCTTAACCCAAGTACTCATGCAGCAAGGACAATCCCAATGAGCTTAGACCCTAAATACATTATCGCGCCCGCCCTTGAACAGTATTATGTGGACAAAGACACTGGTCTGCCATTATCGAATGGTACGCTGGAATTCTTCTCAGATGTCAATCGAGCTGACCATAAGCCTATCTATACCATTAGCGGTTCTGCGCCGAATTATACTTATACTGAGCTTCCTAATCCGCTGCCTTTGAGTGCGGTAGGAACCCCTGAAGATGAAGCAGGTAATAATATTATTCCGTATTACTATCCTTATGATGAGGACGGGAATGTTGAGCTGTACTATGTTGTCTGTAAAAGCGAGGACGATGTAGAGCAATTCACCCGTGAGGCGTGGCCTAATTTTGCTGGCCCCGGGGCGGACACTCAAGCGGATAATACTTTTAATTATGTACCTAATGGTCAATTTTTACTCTATGAAAATATCCCCTATGATCCTATTAATAATATTCCTGCGGGGAAAATCAGGCAGGGTGGCACCATTGTGGCTTACGGCGGCTGGCAGTTTCTAAGAGATAATGACAGTACTGCAACAGACTATGTCCAGGTTATTCCTATTCCGGGATATGTAAGCAGCCCTACCAGTTCTCCGGCCCATACCATGCGCATTCAGTGCTTAGGTGCTGACATTTCAGATACAGTTAAGACTCTTCTTGTCGAATTCCCGGACGTAAATAAATTTTCCTCGGACACGGATTACTATACTTTTGCATTCAACGGCATTACGTACTCCAGTGCTAATTTTGATGTGCAAATTTTTATTGGTAAAAACTACGGCACAGGCGGTTCTCCTTCCCCTCAAACAGCTACTTTGATCACCACTTTTACGATTACGGGGGCTCAAACATTATTTCAAATTCCTTTTGTGTTTGGCGCAAATACAGGTACACAAATCGGAACCGATAATAATAGTGTGGTTGATATACAATTAAGATTCCCAACGAATATTTCATTTGGCGGAGAATTCACCGACTTTATGCTTGTAAAAGGAGATGTTCTTTTAACCGAATTCCCGCCACAAACCAATCGAGACATGATTGGAAGGACGCTTCATAACGCCAATCCAAATCCTGATGGGTATAGCATTGGTCTTCCCTGCATCTTAGGGCCAAACGGTCAGGGTATGCAATATGATGATTCTCAAGTGGGTAAAGTGTTCGCTAGTATTGATGAATTACCCGCATGGACTGAATTATCAACCGATGGTGCCACTTATCGATCTGATGCTTATTCCCCCTATGGGATTCCATATCGCAGATTAAGAAATAAATTAGTACGCACGAATGGCGCAATTGATCCCTATAATTTACCAAAATTCGGAACAGGGGCAAATTATGTGACGGCATATGCCAATGCGCCCTTTACTGGAATTACTTTACGTACTAATAAATATGGCGCTCAAACAGGTATTAGTAATTTCGGTACGCCTTTTATATTTTATTCAAACATGACAGGCAGCAATACCAGTTATCCCCTCTTTGCAACTAATTTTGGCTCTCCCAATCCAGACAATTCCTATATATGGGTCAAGTGTTTAGAAATCGGGAATGTGCCGGAAAATGGCCCAGGTGATTCTGGAGTCCTTATAAGCTTAATTCCCTATCCTGTTTCTGGTGCGCATATAGGTAATCAAGTGGTTCGTCAAATTATAGCAATTGGTATTGATGATACCAACACAATTGCTGCTGGCACCTATTTTAATCTTCATACACCAACAACAAGATTTGTTGTTTGGTTCAAGGTCGATGGAGCTGGCTCACAGCCATCCGCAGGAACGGCGACCTACATACCTGTTAATATTTTATCCACATCAAATCCATATCAAATTTCTTATTTAGTTGCGGCTGCATTAAATGGATTTCAGTGCGATTCAATTCAAATTGCCAGTGGCTCAGAAGTGACCCAGGGAACCTATTTTACCTTTCATGCCAACGGCCAATTATATTATGTCTGGTATACCGTAACTGGTGCAGGTGAACCATCAGTGCCAGGCGGTATAGGAATAGAGGTTCCTTACCTTACCTCTTATAGTGCGAGCGATATGGCCTATGTCACGGCTTATTACATTAATGATGTCTATTTTGGGGTTCCTGATTTCCGAGGAAAGATGATCAAGGGGTGGACAACTGATTCGACATTGGATGAAAACTACGAATTGCGTTATTCAAATACGCCTGGCGTTTTACCTTTTGGTATCGGCTCTTATCAGTTTGACTATGGCCTATCTTATAACCGTGACGTTGATCCTATTCCTGGCATAGCACCACAAATTACCGTTGACGATAATGCCGTGGAAGAAGTAACTCCAGATATATTGAAATATACCGGAACATCACAGAACGATGTGAAAAACGCTTATTTAAATTTTGTAATCAAGTATTAAGGAAACGACATGAAACCAATGATTATGGTGAGAGACATTAACGGCTATGTAACTTATGGCATACCTTTTTCGGAAAATAGATTCTCTGGCCTATTAGCTCAGGACACCGAACAAACACTGACTGTGCCTTCAAGCCCTTTCCCCGATTATAAAAAGTTACTGGCCATCTTTATTTTTGAGCCAGGCTCCTTGGTTTGGGTTGCATTAAACGATGATGCGGAAGCGCCAAGCGGGAGTGTGTCGGCGACCACTTCAGAGGGGAACCCCGCGGCACGGGAGGTGCAGGGAGGCGATGTATTACATTTTATTACGAACGATACCTCCGCTGAATTTGGAGTGACCTTTTATGCCATTCAATAATGGGTTTGATTTTGGGTTAAAAGAAAACCCGCTAATCAAAAGCGTTTTTGTGCGGGGATATGAATCGGGACAATTACTGCCGCCACCTTCAGAGAAATTCATCATTACTGAAGACGGTCAGCTAATGCTTACAGAAGATGGCAACAATAATTTAATTACAGAATAGTGGAGTATACGTATGGCAGACGGCGTTAAGTTTAGTCAATTTGATACAGTAGTTTCAGCAGAATCAGGTGATTTTATGGCCGGATATCGGCCTGGAGCGCCCAATACAAATATTATAACTTCTAATGAACAGCTATTGGACTTTGTTCAAGAAAATATCGAGATACAGCCGGGTCAGGTTGTTGATCTGAGCTTGCAAACCGTTTATGAAACAGGCAATTCTGGCACAATTGATTTGGTAACTGGGGTACCCTTTGAAATAAATTCTACTGATACCGCCTCTCGTCCAATGCCTGCCATGTCGACCGCACAATTTGCTGCTGTAGACCCATTAGAAAATGGTCAAATGGCGTGGAATACAGATACCGACCGCATAAATGTAAATACGGGCGACCCTTCTTCTCATGCGATTGAGCAAGTGGCTTATTTGAGCGATATCGTTGCCTTGGAAGAAGACACTATTATTGGTGAGATGTATTTCCAAGGGAATGCTTCGCCCACAACAATCAGTGTTGCTGCAACTCCGGTAAAAGTAAATGCAACCTATTCCTCTGGAACGCTTTTAGGCTTTACTCAATCCACTGGTACATTAACTTATAATGAAGCTGTTACTCGTGCGGTTACAGTCAGCGCGACACTCACAGCGACATTCGATGGCTCAAGCAATAGTGCTACTTTCTTCATTGCCAGAAACGGCTCCGTCATTGCTAAGTCCGCTCAAACCGTCTTTTTCGGTGGAGTCACTCCAGCACCCCTGGCAAACCCTATTCAATGTGCAATAGAAGATTTAACCTTTGATGATGAACTAGAACTATGGGTTCAAAATGACGACAACGCGGATGACATTATTGTTGTCGGCGCTAATTTCATTGTCAATTCCGTAGGTGGCTTTTCCTATGGCGGCGTTACGGTTGTTGGCGAAGATTATCTAACCTTGTCTGGCCAGCAAATCACCGCCAATCCTGTTGATTTAAACTCTACGAATGTCGATGGTCAGCTTCCTTTTGCCAATGTTCAGGACATTGCCACTGCAAAATTATTGGGTAGATATGATTCTGGCACTGGAGTTATCCAGCAAATTACATTGGGTACAAATTTATCGTTAACGGGCAATACTTTAAATGCAGCGGGTGATGCAACAGTCACGCTTCAAGATGCTTATAATAATGGGAATTTAGTTATTCAGGATGGCACTCACCCATATCCAGCCACAGAAAGCGATATTGATGGTAACTCAACTATAGAAACTAAGTCTTATAGTGTTCTTTCCCCAACAGTTCCAGCACTTATAGACCTAACACAATTAAAAGCATTTGACGCAAGTAATCTGGGATTCACATACTTCACTGAAAGATCAGCTTATTGGGATAGTACCGGCTCTAACTCTAAATATTCGCGTATTTTTGCAATGTATGAAGGTGGTGCTTCAAATATCCAAAATGATTATTTTTCGCTAGATTCGCGATATAAACAAGTCGAATTATTCAGGCGGTTAACTATCCAGCCAGAAAAAACAGCCACCACTGTTGTCAGCGGCGATGCTTCATCTATCTTTGATATTATTACTACTGAATACGGCTCTCGTCCTGCACCTTCTATGACAGAAACACAAAGGGATGCAATAACATCGCCTGCGCAGGGGTTAATAATTTTTAATACTGACACCACTGTCTTTGATTTTTTTGATGGGAGTGACTGGGTGCCGCTATCTGCAAAAACCGGGCCTTATACACCTTCTTTTTCTGGTCTTGCAAATATAGGAACATTTTCGAGTATAAGATCATCTTATATTGTTTCGAAGCTTAAGAGCGGAGAATATGCCACTGTAACCTGTTCTTTCACAGCAGTTCCTACAGCGATTAGTGCTGTCATGTATCTATCAATTCCAACATTTTTTAATAACTTTACATCAACCGGGAAGGCCTCTTTTGTGGGAGGTACTTCTTTTGCCACGCTTACGCCATCCGTTACAAACACCTTTAGAAATGCCGATTCAGTTGCGTCTTCAAAGAATATTTCTGTTGAGTTAAATATCAATGCCAGCGCACTTAATGTTTCAAATACTTTTTATGTCACAGTTACTTTTGAAATACCATAAGGAATAATGAGATGAAAAAACCAGTTCTGCAAATACCTGTGGCGGAATCCGCGGATTTGCCTGACATAGGAAATGTCAGCGGTACAGCGCTATATAATTCTACAGACGGAACAGTGCAATCCATCTCATCCGGCTATGCAGCAATTAAGTTGAATGCAGATAGTTCTGACTATGTAAACTATGGCGGGATATTAATAAGTTCTGCTGATAGCACATTAGGCTCAGAAGATTCATTAATTCAACTGCAAGCGATCAGGAATGGCAGTCTTACCAATTGGCAAGCCTATCAAGCGACGACCAATACTATTTATTTAGGGTTTACTGGAACCACATACAATCTTCCCGGATTTGCTACTAACACGTTGTTAGCTACGAATATAGACCAAAATATTATTGCGGCCAGTGGGACATATAGCATTTCGATTAGCGGTAATGCGGCCACTGTTACTACTAATGCTAATTTGACGGGTGATGTCACAAGCGTTGGTAATGCCACTACCCTAGCCACTGTAAATTCAAATATTGGTAGCTTTGGTAGTTCAAGCCAAGTCCCTGTATTTACTGTTAATGGTAAAGGTCTAATAACAGCAGTAACAAATACAACTATTTCCGGTGTTGCGCCTGGTGGGGCAGCTGGTGGGGATTTAAGTAGCAGTTACCCTAATCCAACAGTTTCCAAGATCAACGGTGTTTCATTAGGAAGCACGACGGCAACAGCAGGAAACTTATTAATTGGTTCTGGTAGCGCTTGGGTTTCGCAGCCAACTTCAGGAGATGTGACTATAAATAGCAGCGGTGTCACCGCAATAGGCAGCTCAAAAGTCACAAATACCATGCTGGCCGGGTCAATTGCTGATACTAAATTATTAACAATATCTACGTCTGGTAAAGTATCTAATTCCGCCACGACCGCAACCAGTGCAAACACAGCCAGCGCAATTGTGACAAGAGATCCTTCTGGAAATTTTTCAGCTGGTACTATTACAGCATCATTGTCCGGTAATGCAACCAGCGCAACTACTGCGGCCACAGCCACAGGGTTAGCTATTTCTGGCACAGGCAATCAAAGTGGCTCAATAAGAAGCACAACTACAGGCGGTAGTGGTAATGTCAGTTTAGTATTAAACAGAGCTGATGTTTTATCAGCATCATCAGTAACATATCAGATTAATGGCTCAACTGAATACTTAGCTGGCCCTATTGCAGGCAGCAACTATTACATGATCCAGAATGGCTCAGGTAGCAATATATTTCAGCTAAGCTCTGCGGGGGATGTTTTTTTCCCAAGTGTAGCGGGAGCTGTGACTTTAACTACCTCTAGCGGTCAATTATATGGAGCGATTGGTACGGCTGGGCAGCCACTTAGAATGACAAACGGCGTATATGCTGAATTCGGGTCATTAGATTTGGCGGCTGGGTCGAGTGTGTTTACTGGAATACTCCCCGGTGATAACGGTGGCACAGGTGTCGCAAATACGGGTAAAACCATTACAATTGGTGGCAATGTTACTTATAGCGGCGCTTTTGCATTTACAGGGACTTTAACCAACACAACATCGGTCACCTTCCCAACGTCTGGGACACTGGCTACTACCAGTAATACGGTGGCAAGCATTACTGGAACCGCGAATCAGGTATTAGCAAACAGCACATCAGGTAGCGCCCAAACAGGGGCTGTTACACTAACTTTACCACAATCCATAGCAACCACTTCTATCCCACAATTCGGCGGCCTTAATATTTCAGGAACAGGGGCTGTTTTTGAGACAATTACATCGACAACGACAGGCTCAATGAATGAAGGCGGCTTAAATCTTGTCCGGGGAGATCAAGCCAATGGATATGCGCAGACTCATTACAAAACCGGGGCTACTGATATTTGGGCGACAGGGTTAAGAACCCTCGACGCTAAATATCATATTTATGATGTAGTTAATAGCATCGATACAGTAGTCATAACTGGTGGGACAGGGACGACATCCACTATGGCTTTAGCAGGCTCTTTAACAGTTAATGCCGGATTTACCGTAAATAATACCACTGGAAGCTCATCACAAGCTGGATCAATGGGGGGGTTTAATTCTATCGGTTCACCGTCCGCCTCCAATTTATTCGGGGTACAAATCCAAAAGACCGGAACGGACGTAGTTTTCTTAGGTGTTAATAAGAATACAACCACCGGAGCTGTACCACCAAATGCTTGCTATATCTCAGGTTTTGGGAGTGGCAGTAAAATATCAATTGGTCGAGGCGATGGTACCGGTCTTCCTTCTAGCGCGGACATTTTGTTGAACGGTGATGGGACTGTCACTTTTGGCAGTTCTATAACGACAACGGGTAATGCCACCCTAAACTCAGGGGATGCTATAATAAATACGGCAGGTAAAACCCTAAAGATAAAACAAGGGTCAAACGCTTGCGCAGGGACAGGCGTCACATTGGTGGGCGGTACGGCAACCGTGACTACTAGCGCAGTTGCGACGGGCGATATTATCCATCTAAATTGTACCGCCGCAGGCGGTACGCAAGGGATTGTCAGGACATCCATCAGTAATGGGGCGTCATTTACCATCACGTCCAGTAATGGTGCCGATACGTCCACTTATTCATGGGATTTCATTAAAGCAGCATAGGAGAGTAATTATGACAACAAAGATAGTTTACGGCAGCATTGCAACATTATTTTCGGATGATGGCCCGCCATTAATTCCTGATGAGGGATTAGCACCCGCTATTTATAACAATTTCACAGCAGGTAATAAAGTGGAATGGCGGCATTCACCCGATCAAAAATTATATTGGCTTTATGACGTTGTAAACCGTCAATACAATGACGAAGGGGCTTTAGTCGGTGGCGAAGTCGTATGGTCAGAATATCAAACTTCATTTAAACGGTAAGGAGTAAATTATGCACGTAGTAATCGAAAAACTTTTATTAGATACATTATTAACCATTGTCGGGGAAGCTATTCATCGTCATCCACACAATGTCATTTCACAATTGATTGCCGATGTTCAAAAGAATGTTCGCATCTTCCAAGAGGCTCCGGCACCTGAAGAGCCTGCCAAAGCGGAGTAACATTATGCACGAGCCAATTACCCGAGAAGAATATCGCCATCAGGATGAGCGAATGCGCACTATTGAGCGCGAAGTCATCACAGTTTCTACAAAGCTGGATACAGTGATGATTTCAGTAAACGATATCTCAGCGAAGGTGTCTGACCTATCCGCCAATAAACAGCGTTTATTCGGCAGTATTAAAGGGGTATCAGGCACACTGGGATTCATCACCGCTGTAATAGCACTGCTGATTTCTATCCGACCGATATTGATGGATTTATTTGTTCCTGCGCAGCCGATGGCTCAAGCGCAATACGATGAAGGAGTTATTGACGGGTAGAAATAAAAAAGCCCCTTAATCCATAAGGGGCCCAGTCGAGAAGACTCAAAAGATACGGTTTCACGGATTGGGAAAATAAGGAAAAAACCAATTATGTTGCCGCCTTTCTATAATATCAAATATTTTTAATATGTCCAGGAATAATTGAAAACAGTATTAGTCTTATGCGAAGTAACTGCTTTCCACACCATGAGGTGATGGTTCGGAAAAAGCGAAAACGGGTATTTAAGCGCTCTAACCAACTGAGCTACGCTACCCGAATACTCAGTTAGCGGCAGGACTTGAACCTGCGACCTCTCCATTACAAGTGGAAGTAACCGTTCTCTACACCAGAACCAACAGAGTCATCCTAGCATTCTTTTTCGTACTCGACAATATATTTAATAATATTTTCACTAAAGCCTGTTAAGTTCACCCAATCCTTCGTATAGCCAATTCCATTCTGATAGGAGGCCACATTGATAATGTAGTTTTTAGATGGCTGTAAAGGTACTGGAATTCTACGGCCACTAATTTGCTCATCAGTGATAATAATAAGACGGTCAAAGGTAACGCCACTGGTATAAAGTGTTTGCAGTGCTTCACCTAAATATGTCCCACAATTGGGTTGGCTTTTGATAACACTATCAATTCCGGCAAGCCCTCGATAGGGTGGCACCCTTACTAATCTTTCTGAAAAACTAAATACATGCAGATCATCGCTTCGAATGATAGAAGCCAATGCAGCAGCAGCATCCATACGGGTTAAATCAGATTTACTGGATAGGTGGTGGGACATTGACCCGGATACATCTACTAGCACAACGGTAGTCCCTGTCAGCTTAGGCAGATCATCTAAACATACCATTAATGCGGCATCTAATAAAAGCGCATAGGAAGGGCATTGGCGTGCAGCGGCGATGTAACGGAATGGTAATACCTTCTCAGCACCTTTGCGTGCTGCAATAGCGCAAGTAACAAGCTTTCTGTCTACACCCGCTTCTTCCATATTACGCAAGTTACGCAGCAACGCTAAATAGCCAAGCTTGTCTTCTTGGATTAATCGGGTGAAGGTTTCTTTCTTATCTGCACCCGATGACAAGGCAACTTCCCATGTATCAGGGCTTTCTAATTCGCCCTGAATAAGCCGCTTCCACATATTGGATTGCTCTTCATTGTCGGGTTTAGGATGAACTAAACGTAAGACGTCTGTCAGTCGAATAGCGGATTTACGATTGTATTTTGCTAACTGATAAGCAGAGAACTTTTTAAACGCTTTTGCCAAGCCTTTTTTGACCTGTGAAGACAGGACCAGCTTATAAGGTTCTTGGTTATTTACCTTGGCATAAATAGCCAGGAACTCGGTCAGTTCATCAGCGCGGGAGATCACGCTTGCAATCGTAGTGCTGACACCTGCGCCCGTGTGATATTTAGCTAATGCGCAAAGTAAGAGTAGGGGGACATGACGAAGATTAAAGTCTTTTCGCGCTTCTCTTGCCAGACCGATAAGCACTTCCATGCTTACCTGTTTTGCATATTCCATAATGCGATCGGCAATGGATTTACCGTCTTCGTAGAATTCTTTTTCCCATAGTAAGCAAGCTAAAACAGTTCGTCTTAACTGCGCGACAGGAGGGATATATCTTGCTGCTTGACCACCTTCATGAGTCAGGACAGCTGCTGGCTTTGTATTTAATTTCATATTGCCTCTCAATAAACTTAGGAAACCGACGATGACGGGTTTGCATTTCCAATAATGAAGTAGCCGTCATCTAACACCATAAGAAATTAGAGAGTAAAACATTAAATACTAGCTGTCAATCTCTTCGTCATTTGAGCCATCATTATAATCACAGAGGATAAGTAGTTCTGCCAAATGTTTTAAATTATTTGCCCAGATACCACCTTTAATGGTAATAAAATGCTGGTCATCGTCACAATCTTCATAGCTTATTTCAGTGAGCGTTTCATGTTCAGTGAGCCATAAATTAATGAACTTCAAGCACTGATGGCGCGTTTTAAATTCAATGGTTAACCTCCACCCACATATGCTAGCCATTCGTGATTTTGTATTTATTGGCTGGCCTTTCGGATATGGCTTATTTATTTCTTCGTTCATTGTTTTTCCTTATATGGTGTTCCGTATGAGATTCGAACTCATATTATGCAATTGAAAGTCGCATGTCTTAACCCTTGGACGAACGGAACTTATTTTATGGTCTGGGCAGCAGGATTTGAACCTGCAACCGCTGCGCCCCAAACGCAGCATTCTACCAAATTGAACTATGCCCAGAGATTGGCTGCCTAACCTGGGGTCGAACCAGGAGTCTACCGGTTAACAGCCGGTTGCTTTACCTTTAAGCTATTAGGCAATGTTTGGTGAGCAATATATCTACTAACAGCCAATGGTCGCTCTATACTATTGCCGTGTTATTTAACTTCTTTCCAGTAACCTTCCACATCAATCCTTTCGAAAACTTGGTCAGCCATTAATTTTTCTATTTCATCATATATCAATGTATATTTTGGTTTATCCCAATAGAGCAAGCAATCGTTAATTACTTTAAATGTCCCGCCATATTCGTTTTTTAAGAAATAAATGTCCCTCTCCATAGGGGTTGGTGAAACATATAGAAGGTTATCATAGCAAAGTAAATATTTTGCATCAGCACTCATTAGAAAAACCATATTTATTTTGTGGCATTCTCTATTTCCTCCTCAGTAACGCCAAGGGCTTTTAGGGCCATAATAGTATTATCTGTATAATCAACGAGTAAAGGCGCGCCATATCTATCATGCTCAACTTTATGGCAACTACCTATATGAATTATTTCTTTAATCGCCTGCTCACGGGTTATTGTCATGGACTATTACCTCCTTTATGAGCAAGCCCATTTTCTTAGCGTTCATCAACATATTTTTTGACCCTTTGCTTTTGCCATTCCATATTAGTAATAAAGCATCAGCATACTCAGCCATTGCAAAGTTTCTAATTGGCCCTGCGGATTTACCATGCTTATCCCAGTCAGCGGGGAATTTCTTGAATCCAACATCAAGAAGTTGAGCGGCACGCGGGGCGCTCCGATCAATTCCTTCCGCACATCCAGAAACAATTTCTTTTGGTCTGCCATACTCGCCAACAAAAGCCTTTAAAGCTTCTATAACCAATAATTGGCTATACAAATGCCTGCTGCCAGCTATAATTAGTTTCATGTGTTAACACCATAGCTCATTGTAGTAATCTGATAAAAATTGGTTTAATAGTTTTTCTAATGAAACCCTATTTATAGAATACCAACCCATAGGATTAATATTAAAAAAGTATTGGCCTGTGATATTACTATCATTATATACTACGTCAATGCAGCCTCGACAATAATCATAGCTTATAAAATAAAGAATCTCTCTCATATTGCTTGCTCCAATAATATTTTCTTCCCATGCCGTAAAATCACTTTTCTATGGGACAAGCAAATTATTTTATAGGCATGTAATGCCTTCTTAGCCGTATATTTCTGCATGTATGATTTATAATGCAACTTCACCAATGGGTTTGAAAGCATTGTCCCAAAATTAGATAACTCCATAGAATTCATAGCTGTATATTCGATATTATACCATGCAAGATCGTCAAATGATTTTGACCTGATACGATAATATCTCACCCAAACACCTTCTTCCAGATTTATTCATCCTGGACTGATTCATTAGAATTTGTGGCAAGAACGTGAGTTAATGCTGTAATAAACTCAAACAATTCCAGCTTGCTAAAAGATAATTTAATATCTAGCATTGAATTGATTATGCCGATTGATAAATGACACACCTCCCTGCATTCACTCCATTCAGCAGATATCTCATAATCATCAATAAAATACCGATTCTCTTTTTCATCGCGCTCAACACCGGCAGTGTTTTTTAATAATTTATTTAAATCACTCACCCAAACACCCTCTTCCAAGCTTTCTTGATTGATTTACTGATACTCTTCTCAGCCTTTTCCAGCCCCTTATCTATCTCTTTAGCAATTGGGTCTTCAGGGACTTTGATGTCGCCTAAGATATTCTTCTTTTTTTCTAGCTCTTTTATTTTTAAAGTATCCTCTGAGGACAGTAAAACATCATAAGCTTTTTGTAAAAGATATACATTGCCACCCTCTAAAAAAGGCAGCATTCGCTTTTTTTCTTGCAAATAAATTTTCGCAAATCCAGGGTCATGCTCTACAATGTTACTGGTATTACTAATTAAATCGGCTAATTTTATTGTTTTTACATCAGACTGCATTCTCCCATATCTTGCCGCCTCAAACCCTTTTCTAGTTTCTCGGTTAAAATTAGGATATTTAGTATGAGTATAAACATCGGTTAAATGATTAATAAACCAAAGAACTCTGGCACCGAATCTTTCATCAATCAGGGAGGGGCTATAAACCCTATTGATAGAATATACATCTTCAAGCACATCATGACCGAGCGCAGCAATAAACATGTCTTCATCGTCCGTCACACTGGCGACTATATTAGCTACTTCTTCGGTGTGTACCCAGTAAGGGTCGCCTGTATATTTACGCTTGTGATTAATTGAGTCATGCGCTTGCCTGAAAAATGTTATCGCTGAGCTAATTTTGTCGCTATGTTTATTGTCAATCATTTCTTTTTCCTATTTGCACAACCATTTAATAACGAGCGCAAAAGCCGCTATACCAATAAAGGTAATGGTATACGGGTCAAGCTGATACACCATCTCAGTATGGGTGTGAGTTTGCCCCGCCTGCTTTTCAGTTACGGTAATTACTTTTGTAGACATCATATAATATTTTCCTCAAATGGTGGCAATAGGCAGGAATTGCACCTGCTCCCCCGTCGGGTTTAAGTAGTGTAAAAACGGATTCGAACCGCTGGGCCTTTCGGGACAAGCTTTGCAAGCCGCCGTGCGGCACTTGCCATTACTCGGGTGCATCCCCACCCCGCTTAAAACGCTTCACTGTCAGCGCCGCTACGCCATGTTAGTTATTGTTTATTAGATTTTATCATAGTCTTGTATTTCTTGCTTGACTCTTTCTATTTGAGCCTTGCACGCGTCTATTCGTTTTAAACAGGAACTATCTTCTGGATATTCCACCGATTGCACATAATAGATATGTAGCATTTTTTTAAATTCTTCTAGTTGACGGTGAAGAACAACCACTTCATCAGGTAGTGATTTCTTAGACTTAGAGTAAAACCACATTATGGATTATCCTCCAGGTGCTTGCGGATTTGAATTATCATATTGACAAGGCCATTTTCACGGCCAGAAACAAAATTTGTTATAGCTCCAAGCTCTTCATCATGCTTTAACCCATGCGCCCATTCTATTGATTGTTGCGACATATCTGGAAAGCTTAGTTCGGTCAGAAATTCCCGATCCTTGCTTTGCTTGGCTTCCATGTTAACTTTGAGTTCTTTGGCTAAATCCAAACAATACTGGAAAGCTTCACTTACATATCGACCAACCCATATCGATGAATCTCGATTAATTCCCGCTTTCACTTCCAGATGCTCTATTAAATCATCTATCGTTTTAATTTCCATTAGATGTCTCCTTGATTTGTTTACATATAGCGCACTGTTCTATCAGTCTCTGCCTTGGCATCGGCATCTCGAGCCGACTAAAAAAATAATAATCATCTTTTAGAGCGAAAAACCACTTATGAATGCCAAACAGGCATAATATTTTCTGAAACATTATTTTAATTCCATGTTTTGTTTTAAAATATTAATCTCTTCGATAAACCGCTTAATTAGCAGCCTAGAAAACATCATGCCTAGGCCGACTTCACCGGGTGAAACTTCCAGCTTTTTATGCTGCACCGACAGCAAGTCATCTATTGTTTTAATTTCCATATATCACCTAAATTTATAGTCTTTAAAAACCAGCTTCAGCTCATTGTCGGGCTCATGAAACTGTTCCCAGGTAACGTTCTGCTGCACCTCAAGCTTACCTTCTGCATTCTTGATAACCTTAAGTAAGCCCGCGTGACTCTTCTTGGTGCCGTCATCAGTCTTAGGGTTCTTGGTAATCGCACGGCCAACACCGTTAATCTCTACATAGGTGGCTTTCATTGCCCAGCCTAAACTATCGCGGGTCTGGTACTGATAGGTGTAAGAGCCTATCCCGAAGATTATGTTTGTGCTGGCAAAGCCCTTTGCTTTAAGTCGTCTGCATATCTCTTCGCAGCGTTCTAGCGTGATAGAATCGCCGTATATAGCTCCTATATGCGGGTCTAGCTCTTTATAGCCCTTACTGTTTATCGTGCCGCCAAAGATGTCCCAGAGGCTTTCTATGAGGCCCTTTGATTCAGAGCCACCTACATATGTGCCATGATTGCACCGCATTTGATGCCTTTCATTTCCACAAATAATCTTTACAGGGTCCCCACTGTCTGGCCGAATGACTACCTTGCCATCACGGGCCATAATTTTATTTTTCAATGTTTGCAGTAGTTCATCGATGACATACCATAAATCCCATGTGTCGCTGACAATTGAAACCGTTCCTGACGGATAGATATCTTCAATTAAGCGGCGGTAGGTTTCATATTCATCCTCCATACCGCCAGCCGACATAACAGAATGCTCTGTGGCGGGCACAGACGTCCCGCAAGTCAGTGAATCGTCATAATAGTTTTGTCGAAACATAATAGCGGGGATGGTATCTGTGCCTCTAAAATACTCTAAATGCGCAGCTCCTGACATCATAGCCGCTTCTAGTCCATACATGCCTCGGAAGCTAAAGTCATGCGCCTGGAAGTCGACAACCCCAGGGCAATCTGAGGTTTCATCCGCATAGCGGTCGAGTATTTCTCGATAAGCATTAGCTAGAGTAGCAGACGTGCAAGGGCCCCATAGTGTGCAAGACAGGATGGTTTCTAGCGCGTTGGTTAGCCAGAAGAAGTCAGGATGAGTATTATACATTACCAATGCAGGCACGCCTTCAGGAACTATGGTTCCCTCTGGAAGCGCATAAATGGCTAATGGTAAGTATTTCAGGCGAGATAATTTTAATACATTATCATAGTCATTATTATTTCCTATTGTTTGAAGCATTAAATTCTCATAGTCATCGATTAGATCGATGCAATGAAATAGCCCCATAAGTTTGTTCTTCAGATATTCTTCTATAAAATATTTTAATCCAAAAAACACGGAATGCTTAATCCCGGGTATTCTGGACTTCCTCGGAGTGAAGTTACTAAACACCAGGTTGGTTCCAGGAGGGTATTGCTCAAAGTGGTTTACTTTATAGAAGTCTTTCATGAATATGGTATTAATATACATTAGATCACCTCGAACTGGGTTACGCGTTGGTGGTTAATATCCTGATACGAGTTCGTGCAATAGATATGCTCAAAATGCTCAAGCAGGACATCTATTCCTTTGGTGAATAGGCCATGGCAAACAAATAAGGAAAGCTTGGCATCAGGAATAATACTTTTAAGGCCCTTAGCTTCTTCGATAAAGGTGGCGCCACCGTCACAGAGATCATCTACTATAAGAATTTCTTTGCCTAAGGCCGCCTGCTTTTCTATTTCATCTATTGTTTTATCATCCATATCGATATCAATGATGCCATTTATTCTTTTCTTTTCGAAATAGGGATAGTCATCAAAAGCATCCATAAATTCCCGAGCCGACTTATCTCCGGCGATAATGATCTTGTTTTCGGCAAGGTCTGAAAACTTGCTCCAAAGGTTTTTTGTTGAAGTTTGATGGCTAATCATGCGCCCATAAGCCCTTATGCTTAAGGGAGAAAAAGGCCAGAGTACACTTATGTCAAGTGCTTTAGTGGTAATCAATATTTTCGCAACGACATCCCTAAAATAATTTGGCTGCCCCTCGCAAAATCCCCGGTCATCGCGTATGCCAAATAAATAAGCGAAAAATATCTCATAATGGAAATCATTCTTATGAAGCGCCGCTCCTAAGCAAAGCAGCACTTCAAGTTCAGCAAAGTTTTTAATCCTACAGTTAATCGTCACGAGCTCTTTTTTGTTCAGCTTAGTCATATCTAGAATAATATTATGCTGACCATCCGGGTAGGTGATTAACTGGAAATGATCGGATTGATTATCTTTTAGTGTAATTGTGTTCATATAATTCCTATTTATTGTTGATGTATAAACATAACATTTTTCCCATTGGAAAGCTGCTTTACTTTTGGGTGTGCGTAAAGTTTATTGCAGAAGAATATTCCTAGTAGCTCATGACCATCGAGGTCTAAGTTTAGACTATCTGCCTGTAGAATCATATTATCAAAATAATCATCGTTTATAGGTGTATCAGTTTCAAATAACATTGGCAGCTCAATGACATAGTGCTTTTGATCTCCAAACCCCAAATCGAGCCTGGATAAAAAATTATTAATCTTTATAGGTGCTAACAAAAGAGTAAGTTCTATTTGCATAATTTATCCTTATTTTTGACCATATAGAGCATATCCTCGCTATGGTAGAACCATATTGCCAGCGTCGGCAATATGGTCAAGTTATGATAGACCATTTTCCTGACGTCAGGAAAATGGTCTATTTGTTGATGTCAACAAAATGGTTGCAGCCTATTGACCTAATATTTTTAAAATGGCCTAATTTCTGTAGATTTTTTAATAAAAGCCCAGCTTCTGCTAATTTTCCCAGAATAGCCATACTAATTCCCGCGACAATAGCCATAGTAGTAACCAATATCCATAAATACCATGGCATAGAAAATTTGTAGGTACCAATGATATCTGCCAAAAGATAACCGTCAAGAAAAATAAGGAAAATCCAAAATCCCATACTCATTCTTTTACCTCCCAGTCGTCTGCGAGAATGTCTTCAGCTAAAAGCGGAAAAGAATTCTTATAAATTCCAGTGCCTGCTATCATTGCTGGAAAATATAAATCGCCTTCAGCATCATATTCATTAGCAACATTAGTGACATAACTTACCATCCATCTTCTTTTGAAAGGCTTGCCACTCTTAGCCGCTTCAATCAGATTCATCTTTCTTATCCTTAACAACTAATTCGTCCAGCTTCTCATTAACAATCATCATTACCTTTGCAGGTATGTTGGATTGTTTCGCCATATGTGCGCCAGCGATTAGGTAAATAGCTTCTTTACTAGGAATAAATATTGAGCTAAGCATTAACAGCACACTAAATATTATTGATAGCAAAGTAAATGTTCCATTTACTTTTGTTATTGCCTCTGTGGCTGTTTCACAAATCCATGCAACAGTACCCACAAATAAAGCTGCGCCGCTCATAAAAACCACCCAGCTGCACGTATTACTAATATCCGCCAAATAAATTAACCATTCAATGCTCATCATAAATCTCCTTCTTTTTCTTTGCTGGCCAACTCAAGATACTCCTGGCTAACATCAAACATTTGCCCAAATTGGTTCATCAACTTGTAATAAAGTGGCCCGCCATGTTCGCGGCAGTCATTAACACCAACCACTCTGCCCCTGAATGTGAAATCTACTCGTTCGCCTATTTGTTTCATCTATTCGTCCTCATGGCGGAGTTTGATATCGTCTAAGGAAAAGTGTTCCAATCCAAAGAGAAAATTTTTGTTTAATGTAATAGATGCAACACCGCTCCCGCGTAGCATCGGGGCGTCAATAACTCCTTTAACCCATACTGGAACCCCTTTTTTTACTTCTTCTGGCTTAATAGGCTCATCGCGGAGGGGGCGGAGGTCTTTTTCTTCGGTATACCTTCCATCTAAATGGTAACCATCTTCATCAGTACTTAAAGAATTCAACCGATAATGTCCGTCAGAGTCAGGAAGTGTCTTGACAATTTTTTTAGCCAAAACAACATCCCCAACCTTATATTTAGGCTGCGGCTTTTCTGGTTCATCTTCATATCGTGAAAGATATTCTTCATGCCAAATACTATGCTCACTTTCTCTATCCGCTTGAACAATATAGTAAGTGCCCGAATAAAGACCTGAATAGCTGTTAAGTAGAAATAATATAGTTCCCGGCCTATTGATAGCCACGTGTTTATGTTTAACTCTATCCCCAACCTTGAATTTGTGTTCCATTATTTCTTCTCCCGAGATTTTAATATGGCAGCTTTTAGCTGTTCCGTGTCCAAGTAGAATTTTTCACTTCCACTTTCTGTTTGATCTACACCAGATAGAGTGATATGCGCTGTAATATCATCATCGTCATCAACTTCAATAGCTATTGTAACCTCACATTCCATCTTAAATTTATCGCCCACTTTTAATTCAAGCTCTTCTACTTTCTTGAAACATGTTTCATAGATTGACTCTTTAGTGTCTTTAAACTCAGCTATGATCCTTCTGTTAAAGCCCAATGGCTCTCTCTGAAAATAGATATATGCTATTTTACCCATTCCCAATTCATCGTGGATGATCTTGTCACCTGGTTTCAAATCAAGAGTGTTATTTTCTATGAGTTTTATTTTCTCAGGGTTGTCGACGAACGGTATATTATCGGCCCGTGTTAAATGTTCATGGTCAACCATCATATCGCCAATCATAAACTGAGCTAAATATTTTATTTTATACGGCCATGGACTAGAAAGTGTATGGACTGTAATTATTCGACCGATACCGTGGGTCTCATGACATACTTTGTCACCAGATAAATATAGCTTAAATGTATCGTCCTTTATTAAATCCCCTTCATTTGCAGGAATAAATCGGGCATTTGATTGCCCTTGAAAAATAACGCCGCACCAACCGCATCCCATAGGCCCCATAATAATTCCTCTCCCAAGCGTTCGATGCGACACCACATCATATTTGTTAAATTTATCACTGAATTTAGTATCGGTAATTATTGGTGATTGAGGGAGCCTCCATAAATCCGAATATTTCACCAAATCACAATGCGGCAATAGAAGATAATCATAAAAATCTGGGGCCGGGCATGGGAATCTAATATAATATTTCACATGGTTCGGATAATCACGATAATCCATGGGCAGGGAACATACATGACAGACTTCACCTATTCCATGAACCCAGTTATATACTTTGTCGCCTAGGGAAAATAATTTAAAAGGTTTTGTTAAATCTTCTTCTCTGCAACCTATAACATTTTTTATATCCATGCCGAATTGAACCATCCAAGAACGCGGCATCCTACTCTCAATCTTAATTACTCCCTCCCCATGATATGGATGAATTACTTTATCGCCTATCTTAAAATCTGTACTCATGATTTAATTTTCCTTCTCTGTTCATCAATAAATTGTTTGTCAAAAACTGCAAGCTCACCGTGGACGTAATCCACAATAGGGACGTCAATCCCCTCTATTTCTTGAACCAGCATGTATTTGTTTCCGATATCAACTAAGAATAGTTTCATTGTCGTATTCTCCGCTTATTGTGTTTTCAGTGTCAACCCCACTCTCTCCTTAGATTTAGCCCAATATTGTCTTGGTACTTTAATTTGCTTTTGAAGCTCACTAACTTTATCTTCATTAACGGTGGCAGCCGTTTCGATTGGCTTAATACATTTCAAATAAATTCCTTTCGTATGCGAGATAACGATTTTTCGGTTAATTAACCCCCTTAATGCGTGCTGTGTGCATGCCCTTTTCTTCACTTCGTTATAGATATTAAAATAAGCAATCACGATATCATTAACAGTTAATTCTTCTTTATGCTGAAACAGACTAATAATAAATTTCTGAAAGCCACTCATACAAAATCCATCCCCCCTAGAAGTGATATTATCTATCAAATCCTTGGGCGCATTAATTGGCATTTCAAATATTTTTACGTTTAAATCATTCATTTTATTACTCTCCTTTTTTTAAAAAAAATCATTTTCATTATCTTCTGGAAACGTCATATAGTCCTGCGGCTTAGGCTGTTCAATATACCGCTTAACACGCAATGACTTTCCAGGATTACCCGCCTTTGAAACATAATCGTGCGTTTCAAAGTCCGCTACACCGCTTTTACCTACATACTGTTGACAGTCTTCTTCATCCGCAGCTTCAGGATAACCGAGGCTTGCCCACAATAACTTTTGTTTCCACTTGGGAACCCAGTCCCGAACCTGCACAACCTTTCCCGGATAGTCCAGTTGTAGCAAAACCTCTTTCATGGGGTTTCCCGTTGAAGATGTCTTGCCTTCACACCCCACAATAGTGAAATGAAATTTCCCGCCCATTAAATTAGCTAACATGCCTGCTTTCCTCGTATTCGCCTTGATAACTGTCAATCTGCCGTGTGATGGTTCTTATTTCTTTTTGTAGTCGCGCTACCTGCATAATTCTCTGATTACGCTCATATAAAAGATTGATAAGCACCGTTTCTTCCGGGATTAACTTTGCTGTAATCCTATTTAAAAAATTAAAAACTTTTTCCATAAAATTCTCCTTTAAGTGTTATATTCATTGCATCATTTGGGCAACGGCTTCGCTAGCCTCTTTCATTTGCCTCATTAGGTGATTGGATAATCTTAGCTCCTCTATCTTTTCTTTAAAAAGAAAAAGCATAAGCTCATTATTAATAAATATTTCATTAGCAATATTTTCTATTTCATTCAGCTCTTTTTCTATTTCTGAATTGATTAGCATTGTGATCTCCGCATAGTTTAAAAATTAAGGCCCCCATCAGCGTGAGGGAAACCAACACCAATATAGCGTCCATTATTTGGCCTCCAACTTTTTATTAAGGTTACCGATACAGGTAGTTAGTTGTTCGTCGGTTAATTGCTCCCAGGAAGCGGCATTATACTTTGCCAATACTTTTTCACGGTTTAATTCGGTGATACCGGCGTCTTTGATTAGCTGTGTAAGATGTGTGACCAACGGTCTTTCAACCACGGGGACTTCCTCAACCTCTTTGCCGCTCATCACCCATTCAATCAGCTTTTGGCCTGTAGACTCGTCAATAACAAAGTCCTGATTACGAAACAGCTTAGTATTGTCTTTAGAAGTACTGGCGATATTGCCATTGGTGGACAGGTCAAAACCTACGGTGAACTCAAATTCCAAGCCCTCCCTCTGCACAGGGGCAAGCCCTATCTTACGGGGGCGTGTGCGTCCGGTTTGATCTGTTTCTACCACATACTCTACCTTGCTGCGCAAAGTAATAATTATGTGCATTTTGGAGGAGATAATGGCTTCTACAAGCCTGTTTTGTTCAGGGGTAACATCCCGCCAGGCAGTAAAGCTATTGCCTCTGGACGCAGCAGATTTTTTATCCACCATATCTAAGACGCCGCCTTCAGCAGCCCAAGCATGGGATAAGGAATCAATGATCAATACATCAAAGCCACCCTGTTCTGCTGACTTAATGTATTCGATATAACGGGCGGGGGAATAAGGGGCGCTTAATTCAGCCACGGTGTAATCAAAATCAGACGAATAGAGGCTGCCTCGCCCGCTTTCGGCGTCAAGGAGCGCAACCTTACCGCCTAGACCTTTAGCTATCTTTAGGGCGCTATAGGTCTTCCCTGAGCCACTGGGGCCACATAATGAGATGCGTAGTTTGACGCGCTTACGCTCGGCCCTTTTCCAGACGATATCGCTCATTAGGCGGCCTCCTTCTTTTTCTCGTCTTGGATTTTAAGATAAATCTCTTCACGATGAACCGATGTTTCGGCAGGGGCGCTTATACCAAGTCGCACCTGATTACCATTAATGCCTAGAATTGAAACCTGTATTTCATTGTCGCCAATGATGATTGTTTCAGTAACTCTTCTCGTTAAAACTAACATGCTTGCTTCCTCCTTGTATTTTATTTATGATTAATCTTCACATAATCATATTATACGCGCTGTATTCTAAAAAGCAATACACCAAGTATTATTTTTTTAAATATTTATTAAAAATAAAAAAATATGAGTAATAAATGGTCAAAATAATCATCATTGTTATTGAATCAGGGCTGTATGGGGGGGCAGGCCTAGGAGCATGGAAATATGGTAACTCGAAGAGAATCGGCGCTTGATGAATATATAAAATGGGCGATAGTCAAGATAAAAATAGTGGGGTTAGTGGGGAAAATGATGGTATTAGTGGTATTAAAAAAGGGGGCTAAGCCCCCTTTTTCTTATTTTCTTAGTTGCGGTTTAGGAATTGTGTAAACAATTGCCCCTATCAGCTCAATGTCTTCGGTTAAAGGAATAGTAGGCAGCCTTGAATCAATTCCTGTCAGAAAAGTAACTTGCCCGTCTTGTTGATATTGGCGAAGCCGAAAATCTTCAGCCCCAAATTTAGCCATCACAAAATCACCTGATTTTAAAGGTGTATCACTTACCGGGTCAATAATGGCTATATCTCCGGCTATAAGTCCTTTCTCCGGTGTCCTTTCATCCGCCATCATACTACCTGTTATTTCAAACGAAAACGCGCTTTTACTTAGATCATTATAATCTGGAAAATACATTGCTTTATGGTCTCCTTGTATCACGGGATTGGCTATCCAGCTGTCAATCTGTTTAGCTGTCAAACAAGGGACAATAATAACATTTATTTTGCCAGGAATTTCGTCTAATTTTGTAGTCAATTCGCCATACGTGAGCCAACCAGGGGACACTTCAAGCGCTTTTGCTATTTTATTGAGCATGAATGCGCTGGGTAATCTACGCCCAGACACACAATGACTAATGCAGCCCGTTGTAACGCCCACCTTGGCGGCTAATTCACGTTGAGTCATAAATAGCTTTTCAAGACAAGCCGCCACACGTCGGCCAATTTCTATTTTATTAAATTGCTCTGTAGTTTTCATAAATTAATAATACCACAAGTATCCAACTGTACAAACCCTCAATATTGATTGATTTCAGATGCTACGAATTGTATTATCAAAGGTTATGAAACTAAATGAATATTTATCCCGATTAACAAAAAAAGAACGCGCAGCAGAAAAGAAGCGTCTGGCTGAGGAGCTTGGCTTATGTAAAAGCATGATTAGCTCCATGGCTAATGGCACGCGCCCCATTCGAGAAAAATATGCCCCACTATTAGAGCAAGCAACGAACGGTATGATAAGACGAGAAGAGATAGCGCCCCACATGTATAAGAAGTAAGGGGGCTATTTATGGCTTATCAAATAAACAAAACCGAAGCAGCCCTTCTTTATGATGAGCCTTTAATGGTCAGAGTTATGTACCACGCCATTAGGGAAGCAATGGTGTATGAAACGGGTATAGCGGGACTATCCCCGGGGACAAAATTAAGTGAGCCTTTTTTTTACAGCCTGTTAAGTGTTCCAACGATATCAGGGAGAAAAGGCAACTTCCCAAGAAGGAACGAAATAAGAACTGGGTTAAGAAGATTGAAGAAGATAGGGCTAATAGAAGAGTTAAGAACATATGTATTTAGGTTGCCAAAAGCAACTTTAAGTGGGGGTAGGGGGAACCTCGATCAAAAGAGCTTGACACAACCTTCGCACAACCTTGACACAACTATTGACCATCAAAATACAATTAAAATCAATGACTTAGGCCATACCTTGACACAACCTTCGCACAACCTTGACACGACCTTTGACCCATCTCTGGTAACAGGTAATCAGGTATGTATAACTAAAAAAGAAAATATAAATAAAAAAGAAAAAAAACCTCGTTCGTCTAAATCTCATTGTTCGTCTGACGACGAACGTTTGTTTTGTGAATTTTATAAAATCTATCCAAGACGCCAGGCAAGAGAGAGAGGCTGGCTGGCATGGAAGAAAGGCAAGCTTGATTCGCTCTGGGAAACAATCAAGGCAGACCTGGAAACAAGGCAGTGGCCAGATAACCCGGAGCATATCCCGTTGCCCGCTTCTTATCTGAACGGCAAGCGGTGGCTGGATGAGCGCCCAACCGCTTGCCGTGCCGTGATAGTGAGCGCCGAGGACGAAGAGCGGTACAACCAGAAACTACGGGAGCGGGGGTTTATATGAGTTTTGGATATTACCGTGATGAGCTGGACTGGCTCTGTGATGTCTTCGGCACGAAGATGACTGAAACCAAGTCGAAGATGTACTTAGACACCATGACTGCGTTCAAGCTGGATGTCGTGAAGCGTGCAGTATATGCCGTGGCCAAGTCATCCAAGTCATTCCCCACCTGTGCCGAACTGGAAACCGCCTGCATTGCATTGCGCAGTTCCAGCCCGGCTGACCAGGTCGAGAAGAGGATGGAGCCGTGCCAGTATTACTCCGAGGGTGAAAGCGAGCTGTCGAAGAGTCTTTGCCAAAAGACGTGCTTTGACCCGCATTACTCGAAAATGCAGTTCAACCAGCATTTATGCGCATGGCACTACATGTGCGCTTATGCCAAGGCTTACCCGGATTCTACGTCCATGCGTGCCGTCAGAGGTCATCTCACCATGCTGAAGCGTGGACATGAGCAGCGCGCAAAATACCTCACCGATAACGTAGAAATAGAGGACGTGGCTAAATTGGTGTTTAAAACCATCCAAAAATGAGATGAAAGCGGCATAAACGGCACGATCTAACCATGACTTAGGCTAGGGTAGCGATAATAAATTATCTTGCCGTAAAACGCCTTATATCGCATTATAGCAAAATGGACCTTAGGAGGAAAATATGCAAGAAAATTGTACAGACAAAGCTGCTGAGCAAGACGAAAGTTTCAGGATTGAACAGCAGACGCGAGAGCTAATGCGAAACAGGTTTGTTGTGGATGAACAGTTCTGTATGGCCTTGGCCTATCCAGGACGCCGTCACGATGAATATTAATTAACCAAAGAGGTTGAAAATGACAAATAAAAAGACAAATGGTCTGACAAAATCACAATTGAGGCGGGTAGCAGCAATGACAGATATGCCCAAAGCGATAGAAGAGGAGCTGGAATTTTTACGGCATCGCACTACAACGCTCATGAACATGATTGACGCTATGTGTCGATCAATGGGACGAGATTTTAAAATTGTGAAGCCCGATGTGGGCGATCCGTTCATTTTATGGGAACCGGTAGAAGATGTGGCAGAATCGCCGAATACAGCTGCATAGTGATCTAGCGCAGCATAAAACGACGCCGCAATGCGAGTTAATTACAGCCATCATCCTGCAAGCTGTGGAAGATGGCTGTAAGCCCGCGCTTATCCGCTATCGCTGCGGCAAGAAAGTCACGATGATAGACAATGTTGGCAGACGCCAAGCCCGCGCGTGGTTTAGTCACGATAGCGCGTGTTTGGCGTTCTATTGCAGTTTAGTGGGGTTTAGCCATGAAGCAATTGTAAAAGCGGCTTGGTATCGGTTTAATTTGTATGATGCGAAAATAAAAAGCAGAAGGGGTCAATATGACGCGTAGCAAATGGGGTAATATACCCACGTATCGGGATGATATACGTTTTGATTCTAAGAAAGAAGCGGCGCGGTATGATGAGCTGAAAATCTTAGAACGTGCCGGGAAAATCCAGGGAATCCAACTGCAACCTGAATTTTTAATACACGAGGGTTTTATTGATTATGACAGGAAAAAACATCGCCCTATTTGCTATCGAGCCGATTTCAGATATTACGATTTAGACAAAAAAGTATATGTGATTGAAGATGTAAAAGGAAAAAGAACTGATGTATATTTAATAAAAAAGAAGATGTTTTTGCTAATTTTAACTAAAAAAAATGAGATGTCAGACGTTAAAACCATTTTTAAGGAAGTATAAATGATTAAAATAAGATCAGGTGACGGACATAAAAACGCTCAGTTGCATTGCGCGAATTACGAGATCATCTCTTATCATAAAAGCCCCGTGTCTGCATTAATCAGTGTGCCATTTGACGAGCCAAATATTGTACATATAGAGGCACTTATGCGCGGGGCTAAGTTCATGCTCGACAAGATGAAATCACAAGGGCACGAGATGCCCGCGCGTAGCTGTTCTATTATTTTGATTGAAAACGATTAGATATTTTGTTAGTATATTCGGGCTTTTCATATAAAATAAATTAACATGTGAAGTAAAAATGGATTGGGGGTTCCCGGTCGGCGTTACCGCCCTTTGCACTGCGCCTGAGGGGCGGATAAAGCTTTTTGTTGCTGCGGGGTAGATCAGCGATAGATCGCGTGGCTCATAACCACGAGGCCGTGGGTTTGAATCCCACCTCCGCGTCCATTAACACCTATTTCTTGGCTTTCCATCTCTTGATGTATAGCATTCTAAGCCTTTTTTACATCTCCTGATTTTCTGCCCCTTTTTAAGGCCCCTCTTCTCTGGATTAAAACTCTCCAACGATTCACGTGAAACCATCCAGCATTTCTCATTTGTCTTGATTGCAGACAATCCACCGTTCTGACATAAATAGCGAACATGCGAGGCGGTATAGCGATGGCCTAACCGCGCGTCTAGCATTTCAATTGCTGTCTGGATATTACAATAGCTCATTTCTATCGCTCTCCGATCATTTGCATAACTTTGTGTTTTATTTTCCCAACCGCTTGAAGCTCACCGATCATAAAGCCAACTTTTCGATCTGTTAGTTTTTCCGCGTCGCACTCAATATTGGCTTGATGCAGTTCGGATTCCACCAGATTCAGCCATTCTAATAATTTTTTTAGTCCTTGCATTATCTGTTCTCCTTTAAATCGCTCACGTTTAAAAAGTCATCAAATAGATGTGTAGCCATTTCGCGTAGTTTGTTCATAATCGCGGGGAAACAAAGTCGGCAAACTTTTAGAACCCTTAATTCACGGCTTTCATTCCTGCGGATTTTGTAGTCTACCAATTCGTATGCGTGCCATTCTTCGCGACAACGTGCGCAGTGTTGCAAGACTGGTTCCGTTCCCTCCGCTATTTTCTCGTTGCTGTGAATGTACTTATTGTAAATATGCGTCCGCGCCTCTGCATATTCTTTGTTCATTAAATCTACTGTGGCTTGATCTAGCCCGTATGTGTTCTCGCGTGTAAACATTTTAATCTCCTATTTTGTTAATCCCCGCTAACGCAAGGAACAGTATTTGTAATTATTTGAAAAGTGCGATTGTATAAATAAACAGAGAAACGCTTATTAATCCATGCCAAATATAATTTTTTTCCCCTTTCTTGAATGAATCTATTGCGTTTGAAATACTTAATGCTATTAAGCTGATAAGAATTATTACTGTTAATATTGCATTCATTGAAAATGTAATGTGTAAGTTCATTTAATTGTTCCTTAATTTATTTGTGATTTGTATGCTAATGCTAATTGAATCTGAGCAAAATACTCTTCTTCAGTTAAGCCCCATTCCCGCATATCCACCGCATCCGCTTCTCGGGCTAATGCTTGTTGCAGTTCGTCAATAGAGTTCATTTCATAGCAAGCTGCTGCAAATGTATTGTCTTGTAATGATTTCATTTTATTTCTCCTTGTTTTTTTGACATGTTGCGTAAAAGCTCTATCGCCCTCTCGAACGATGTATTCGAAATAGCTGTAGTTGATAGTATATCTCCGTCCAATGTGGCCGTAGCCATATAGTCCGGTAGCTCGTCAATATTGGGTGTTCCCGGTAAATATACTAATTTGACTTGGCCTAATACGTCATCTCGTATCTGTGTGCGGAATGGGTGGCTTGGGTTGTAGTCTATTACGTCTAGCATTTTAATCTCCTTGTTTTAATAAGCCGCCTATTCGGCGGT